AATGCTGAATTGTTTGGAAAGCAGTATAATAAGGGTCGATGCCGACCGCTTTGCTAATTCCGAATCATTGTTCGCCCATTTGTTTAACTCCATCATGACTTCCATGCGCATCAGTTCTTCATTAGAAACCTGTGGCGGCCAGAATGGAAATGGCTTAGGTGTTTGTTTAATCGCATCTGCTTTTTTATCGAGTTCTGCATTTATTCTCTCGCATTCCTTTTTAAGATCATCGGTAAAAGTGCTCATATTAACTTCATTTGACTGTTCTTAAATATTTCCTCATAATTCACCACGCTACCCCATATAGCTGATTTGCGGGGCCGTTGGTAAGCGCACATGCTTCCATGTTTTATTATTAACAATATTGTAGGCAAGTCTCAAGCTTATATCGAACTTGCTTGCTATCTGCCTAATCCCCCTGCCGCGCTCTCCTTTTACATAAAAACTTCTTATCTGAATAATTTGATCATCTGTTAGTTTCGCTAGTTTATGATTCTCTCCCTGCGTAGCTTTAAGTATCGCCTCTCTGTTTGCACTAGATGGTTTCATCCCTTTAAACCCTGCGCCACCTCCTGTTATATTCAATAATTCAAGCCCCATAGCTTTATGCATCTCGATTGAATAAATCTCATAATTATCAATTATGGACTGGCTAACGATGTATGGGAATCGGTGTATTATGTATAGCTCATGTTGATCAAACCCATATTTCATTAATGACGCATACAGTTTTTTTTGAGCTTTACATTTATAATTCCGGTAGCTACTTAGCCTTTCAGACAAGTTTTTTGTCTGACCAATATAAACTTTGCCACTGGGCGATTTTAATCGATAAATTACCTGCATGCCATTAATCGATTTTCACTTGATTCAAAAATAGAGTGATAATTCTGAACGCCGCCCCAAATCGAGCTAACACGTGGTCGCTGATACGCCAACATCGGAGCGACCATATACGCCTTGAACAAATGTAATTGAGTTGAAAGCCATGTATCGTACATTAAATCGCTCTCGCCTGGGTGATGATCAAGGATATATTTAACAATTGACTTTCTATATACAACTGCGTGAGTAGTCCAGCATCCGGTTACTTTGAAAATATACTTACCCACTCTCTGAGGCCTCTCATCTTGCAGGTTTCCACCTAAGTAAAAAATATCAAAGTCCTTCGGCAGTTCCTTCAGCACCTGCGGCAATAAGTGCAGGTTGCGGAAATCGCAGTCATCTTCCAGGAACAATAAGGTTTGGTCTTTGCTGTCGTAAAACTCCTTTAAGATGGCGTAAGTCGATAGGTTAAACGATTCGTGGGGCCCAATGGCTTTTAGAGCATGGAATGGCTTAACAGGTATGCTGACTGCATTAAACTCAGCCTGCGCCTGCGTCCATTCGTCGCCGCCGAGTGTGAGGCAGGTTATGCGGTCAAAGAATTGCCAGTTATGCATTTAATCTTTTCAGTTGTTTTTTAATTGTTGCCTTATAATCTTCCACATTCTTATGAGCTTCCAAGTAGGTGGCATAAAGCCGGTTAATTCTATCATTAAGGTCAAATATATCAGGCGGCCATACCTCCCGCTGCCCACCAAACTGATAACTTAAAGTCAAACATCCGCCATGAATAGGATGGCCCGGTATGTATCCCCAATAATTTTCGACTTCAATATCCACCCAGCATGCTGTTTGCCATATAGGAATTACATAGAGAATCTTCACCTTTACCTGTATTTGCACCTTAAGTATGTTAGTGCCATAATCATTGCGCTTACATACAATTGCTCTGTGATTGTCTGAAAGAGCCTTTACTGTCATAAAACAAAAATCCGACCTCTCATCTGGGAATGATTAGTCGGACTTTAGACTTACTGAATAAGCCGGTTGCTTTCCCAGGAGCAACCAGCTCGTTGTTTAATTATTATGTGGTCCCGGCGGTCATCCATGTGAACGCATCAGTCCTTAATGTAGCCAAAGCCACGCGCGCCTCCGCCTTCACGGTGATGAGGTTCCTTTGCACATTATCGCTATCCTGTTCGTACATGTTAACATTCAGCCCTTCAGTTTGGATGATCGCGGCTTTTGACCAGTCGCCCAAAAGGATGCGGTCGTTACCGATGTTCGAAGCCTGAGTTTTGAAAACAGGAACACCAACAATCGCTACATCGCCATTAGCAGTGATTGTAACACCGCCAGGGATAGAGTAATCGTTTGGCTTTGTTTTCAGGATCTTAGCCCATACCTGGTTTGTAACCACAATGCCGTTAACATCGTAGTCGTCATCTTCCAGATTAGCAATGGCCTCGATGATCTTCTCAACCGTAACTGAGCTCGTACCAGCGGTACCGGTGGCAGCAGAATACAGCGAACCGAAGAATTTGTTATCTTCTGTACGCAAGTAATCTTCTACCAGTTCATTGCTGACAAACGACTGCATGAAAGGCAAATCCTGCAACATCTGTTTGGCAATGCGAACAAAGCCAGCCAGATAGTCAACGGTTACGGTTACTTCTGTGAAGTCGTAATCCAGTTGCTCTTTCGGGTTGCCATGAGTTGTTTGGAAATTGAACGAACCTTCGCCTACTGGTTTATTCTGGCGGTAGAACTTCCACAAACCGGTTGCTGAAGGAATAACATTCAACAAGTCGCGGATGTGGAGTTTACGGCGAGCGCGTAAAGCAGGCTGTGAGGCATAAGTAGCAACTACGCTTCCGGTCAAGTTCGCAGAAGCGGTCATGTTACCAACGGCCTTCACTTTGAACTTGTGGGCTGCTACGGGCTCATTTGCCTGTTCTTTGATCTTCTCAAAGTTTTCTGCAAAAGCGTCCTTTAACAGGCTCACGGTGCTTTCAACGTCCTGACCAGCATCACCAGTGAATCTGCGGCCCTTGCTGGCTTTAATCTCCTGCAGTTCATCCTGCATTTGCTTCAGCGTGGCGCCTTTAGCAGCTACTTCGGTATTGATTTTCTCAACTTCCTTGTTGAGTTCATCAAACCAGGCTTTTGCCTCAGCTTGCTTTTCCTGCAGTTCTTTTTCTGAAACTGCTTTGTCCATGGAGGCCTTCAGGTCATCCATGGCTTTTTTATTTTTGGTCTTGAAGTCGCCGAAGTCTTTAACCAGGCCTTCGACCAGCTCTAAATCTTCCATTTGAAATAATGATTAAGTAATTAGTTAATCGTCACCGGTCAAGGCCATTTGAGCCTTTAACAGCAACAGTTTACGTCTTAACTCATCCTTATTTCTGCTGGCGTCCGGCTGACGACCCTCTTTTATAAGGTGGCCGCATTCTGCGCATTTAATGCTGCCGTCATCGTTGGTCTGCGCTACCGAATGTGTTTGACACTTACGGCATTTTACCAACGAATTGTCAGTGGTTATCGCGGTATCAGAATCTTTATTTAGGAGAATATTAAGCGATTTTTGAACGGACTTTATGCATTCATCAGAAGCGTCCGAATTCCTGATGAACTTTTGCATCTTGGATATCTGGGCCTCCAATTTGTCTTTCATACCATAACGTAGCTCGCAACGAAGGCCATGAATAGTTTCAGCGTGCCTTGAAATAAACCACATTACGAAAGTGTATAGGTCTGAATCAGGATCGAGTTGTGCGGCTACCTCCATTGCGGCCCTGATACTGTCCATGCCGTTGCTGATAAGGAGTTGCAATAGATCTTGCTCAGTTTGGCTAAGTGATTTTAGCCGGAAATTAAACTCTGCCATCGACTTTCTTACCGCTACAGGCCCGCTCTCGGTATGAGCACCCCAGTGAGTGAGGGCAGATACTTCATAGTGCTTAACCTCTGTGAAATCCTTGCCCTTGCCTTTAATGTCTTTGTATTTAATAGGATCAAACCCGAAAGAGGCCGCTACAATAATATCCTCGTCCAGTTGTTTCAGCACATCATCGCCGAGTGTATGGGTGCCATGTTTTACCCTTGCGTATGCGTGGTCTGCATCATCCCACAACTGCTCAACCTTACCGGGCGCTTGTTCTTTTTTGTGGTTAAGAAAATAACGGACTATGCCACGATGTTCCTGCCAGCTCTTATCGAACATCCCTCGATTGCTGCGGTCACCGTCCAAGTCCAATGTTTTATATGTAGCAAAAGCAATGACAGCCTCGCGTTTGGCGAGATCAATGTCTTTTACACTGAGTTCAATTGCTTTCTTTATCATTATTTGTATTTTATGCTGTTTGTGAAAGGCTTCCCGGCCCTATCGGTATAACTTTAGTCTTTGGTATCAGTCTGCCGTTTTCATCCCTCTTTGCCCTCGTAGCACTGCTACAGCGACAATTGCATAGATTCGCCGCGCTTGCTGTTGGATCTCCCGGCCCTGCCATGTAATCAACTCCGCCCTTCGGTGTACTCACGGCAAATTTTCCATCCAGGTCTACCACTGTTCCATCAACTGCCCTGTGTGAATGCCTTGTACGATGATCGTTAGCCGCTATCCATTCCTTTTCTAACTCCCATTCGCTGTCATCGGCTGCTAGTTTTCGACCGGCAAATGCGCCCTTGTTCAGTTCAGTACGGGTGATCAACCTGGCCCTCCATGCAACTATCTCAGGGTTCTTTAGCGCCTTCACTGTATCGTCATTCGACCATCCTTCCTCTGCTGCACGCGAAAGAACATTGAGCAATTGATCCCGGGTCGTTTCGCTGATATCCTTTACCATGGCGAAGTATTCGTTTTTAAAGAACTCAATAATTGCTTGCAACCATTCTTCGGATAAGCCAAACCCGGCCTTCTCTATCTTTCTCCTTGCACTTCGCCGGATCTCGTAGTATGCTTTCTTACCGAAGTACAATCCCGCCTCTTTGTGCATGTCCTGAATGACCGGTCCTATTTCGTCATTCTCTGCCACAGATACCAATAACCGGTTCTGCGCTATCTGCAATCCGTGGGTTTCGATCTCATCAATGAACTTCTGAACCTGACTGTAAAGAGCTTTAAAGACTTTTCTGATAAACTTCTTTTCCAGCCGGTTCATCTGGCTGATGTAAGCCTGACTATATGCCTTGCGTTCCTGCTGGGTCACAAACTGGTTGGTTTGTTTATCGTTACAGGAAACGGTTTCGGATCAGCGCTCACCGGCGCGGTTGGCATTTGATCAGGTAATTGAATCGTTGGCTTTTCCATTTTCAAAAAGGTTATAAATGCGAAAAGGCGATGTCAGCGCGACGTTCAGCTGCACCGAGGCGTACACCAGCCGCTTCGGCGCCGTCGCCGGCGTCCCGATCGCGCTCCTGGGGTTGTTGTTCTTCGCCGGCGTGCTCGGCTTGATCGCGCTCGGCGGCCGATCGGCGGCGACGTGCGAGAACGTCGCCGGTTACTTGTTCGTGCTGTCCACGCTCGGTCTCGCGGCGGTGCTGTATCTGGCCTACGCGTCGTACTTCATCTTGAACGTGGTCTGCCTGCTGTGTGTCGGCACCTACGTCGCCGTGATCGGTCTATTCTTGATTTCAGGTGCCTCTACGAAGCTGCCACTGACGACTCTCCCCATGCGCATGAGTAACGATCTCGGCCTTGTCGGTCGTACACCGCGGGCACTGACGGCATCGGTGGCGGTTATCGCCGCGGCCGCGGTC